TGAACTATTCCGAGTTAGTAACTGCGATTCAGACCTATACGGAGAACAACTTTCCGTCTACCACTTTGGCGGACGGGACTACTGTTACTTCCGCAGAGCAAATTAATCGTCTGATTGAGCAGGCTGAGCAACGCATTTACAACTCGGTACAGTTTCCATCATTGCGTAAAAACCAGTACACAGCGATTACAGCAAATAATAAGTATGTGTCGCTACCAAATGATTTTTTGTCAGTGTATTCTTTGGCGTTAGTTAGTGATACTACCGGTGGCGACTTAAACACGGGGACGTTTTCTTATCTTTTAAACAAAGACGTAAACTTTATTCGTGAAGCCTATCCAGCACCCAACGATACTGGTGTGCCTAAATATTACGCATTGTTTGGCCCCACTATAGTTTCTGGGGCTATTACTAATGAACTATCTTTAATTCTTGGCCCAACCCCAGATATTTTGTACTATATAGAGTTGCACTATTACTATTACCCAGAGTCCATCACTACAGCCACAACAACATGGCTGGGGGATAACTTTGACACGGTTCTTCTGTACGGTTCGCTAGTAGAAGCGTATACCTACATGAAGGGCGAGCAGGATTTGATTACCTTGTATGACACCAAGTACAAGGAAGCACTAGCTTTGGCTAAACGCCTTGGAGATGGAATGGAGCGTCAGGATGCGTATCGTTCTGGTCAATATAGACAGGCGGTGACCTGATGGCGTTTACTGGGAATTGGACTTGCAACACCTTTAAAACGGGCTTGATGAACGGCTCGTTTAACTTCACGTCCGGCACTTTCTACATAGCCCTTTACACCAACAACGCTACGTTGGATGCGACTACAACAGCCTACACAACGACTGGTGAAGCCACGGGTGGGAACTATGTAGCGGGTGGGTTGGCTTTGACTGTCTCTCAAGTACCAACAATCGGTAACCAGACAGGTGCTGCCACTTCGTATATTTCGTTTGATAACGCCTCGTGGACTGGAGCCATCACAGCGCGGGGCGCACTAATCTACAAGGCAGGGGATAATGGGGCAGTTTGTGTCTTAGATTTTGGTGCAGATAAGACCAGCACAAGCACATTCACCGTACAATTCCCAGCAATCACCAACACATCCGCGATTATTCGCATTTCTTAAAGGAGCACAAATGGCTATTGTGACCACAACAAAAGGCGACATGGACGAATCTTTGCTTGAAAAGCGAGAGGGAACCGTGGATAATGACAACGAGTTGACCACTTGGGTGGAATACTGGTTAGAAGGGGAGCTTGTGCATCGCTCTGCGCATGTGACTTTGAAGAAAATGCCCACTTTTGCCGGTGGCGAAACCGCATCTTTAGCATAAAGGATAAATCATGGCTAATTCCCAAACAATGTGCACATCGTTCCTTGGTGAACTGATGTTAGGTCAACACCAACTTGGTACTACAACTATTGTTTCACGCGGTAGTTTGACTTCACCCACTACAGATACTGTTAAAGCGGCTTTGTATTTGGCATCCGCAACTATCAATGCTGCAACTACTGCATACACTGCAACTGGTGAAGTTTCTGGTACAAATTACACGGCTGGTGGTGTGACGGTAACGAATGCTACGGCTCCAACATCCACTAATAGTTCCGCTACTGCGGGCGTAGGTTATTGGACTCCTTCGGCCTCAATTGTTTACACAACCGTTACACTAGCTACAGCATTTGATTGCGTATTGATTTATAACTCTACGCAGTCTAATAAAGCCATCAGTGTTCACACGTTTGGTTCACAAACTATTACCGCTGGTACGTTTACATTAACGATGCCAGGCAATACCACCACTACTGCTCTATTGCGTCTAGCAACAACTTAATGCGGAGGCGGCATACGCCGTAAACCATGTTTGGTATCTCCGCATTTTCGCAAGCGCCGTTCTCTTCACTTGGGGAGAATAGCGTTGTTGTTGCGTTAACAGGTGTTCAAGCCGTTGGTTCGGTAGGCACTGTTGCGGAGATAAACAACCCGACTGAGAATGGCAATCTTGCTACAGGGTCAGTTGGTACTGCCACCCCCTCTACAACTCTTGCGCTTACAGGTGTTTCTGCATCGGGTAGCGTAGGAACAGTAACACCTTCCTTTTCTATTGCTCTGACAGGGAATGCGGCTACCGGTAGCGTAGGAACAGTAACTCCCTCAAGGACGGTAGCCTTAACAGGCGTTCAAGCAGCGGGTAGCGTCGGAGATGTCACAGAGACAAATAATCCTACTGAAAATGGCAATCTCGCTACTGGTAGCGTAGGAACAGTAACAACTTCTCTCTCCGTCGCTCTGACAGGCGTAGCGGCTACAGGTAGCGTAGGAGACGTTACAGAGACAAACAACCCAACAGAAGATGGAACATTAGCCACAGGTTCTGTTGGAACAACAACACCAAACACAACAATAGCCGTAACAGGTGTCCAAGCATCGGGTAGCGTTGGAACAGTTGGGTTTAGTAAATCTTTCGCACTTACCGGAGTTTCTGCAACAGGTTCTGCTGGAACAGTTGCCCCAAGCGCTTCTATAGCAATAACCGGCGTATCTGCTTCTGGGGCTGTAGGCACAGTCGTACAAAGTAAAACCGTTGCTATTACAGGTGTCCAAGCAGCAGGTGCGGTAGGCACGGTTGTTCCAAGTAGAACAGTTGCAATTACAGGAGTTTCTGCCACTGGCTCAGTAGGCTCTGTTGTTACTTCTCAAGCGCTTACTGGCGATGCTGCCACAGGTAGTGTTGGCACAGTTGCACCGAGCCGTACGGTAGCTTTATCAGGCGTGAGCGCTTCTGGTTCTGCGGGCAGTGCAGTGCCAAGCCGTGCGGTTGGAATTACAGGCGTTTCTGCTTCTGGTTTAGCTGGAACAGTTGGGTTTAGTAAATCTTTCGCACTTACTGGGGTTTTAGCCACGGGTAGCGTGGGAACAGTAGGTGCAAACATCACTAAAGCCCTGACTGGGGTTCAAGCCGCAGGGTCAGTTGGAACGGTAGTACCTAGTACAACAGAGGGCGAAGACGGAGATGTTGCAACAGGTTTTGTAGGCACCGTTTCTCCTAGCATCACTAAAGCGCTGACTGGGGTATCGGCATCAGGCGCAGTAGGCACTGTTACACATAGTAAAGAAGTTGCCCTAACAGGCGTTTCTGCTGCCGGTAGTGTTGGCTCTGTAACAACCAGCAGGATTTTGAGTCTAATAGGGGTATCCGCTAGTGGACAGACTGGAGATGTAATCGCTATAGCATGGAAGTTAGTAGATGACAGTCAGACCGCAAACTGGCAAAATGTGGACAATTCCCAAACCGCTGGGTGGTCACTTGTTGACGACACGGAAACGTCCGACTGGAATCTGGTTGAGACAATTTAAAGGAACAATATGGCGTTAGTAGTCGCAGATAGAGTAAAAGAAACCACTACCACAACAGGTACGGGGACGGTTACGCTTTTGGGCGCGTCTACGGGCTTTCAATCTTTTGCCGCCGTAGGTAATGGTAATACAACCTACTACACTATTGCAGGGCAGACCGGCTCTGAATGGGAAGTTGGGATTGGCACATACACGTCAGCAGGGACAACCCTAAGTCGTACAACTGTTTTAGCGTCAAGTAATTCTGGTTCTTTGGTTACTTTCAGTGCGGGGACAAAAGACGTATTTGTCACGTATCCAGCAGGCTATTCTGCGTATTCCGATAAGCCCAACGACGGGTCTTATTTCCTCTCTCTAATGATGGGCTAATATGGCAACCTATACCAATACCTCCTATGTAGCCAAAAACGTTGGCACATCTGCTTCCACCTTAGTCACGGTGTCTGCTTCCACTACGGCGGCTGTAGCCAGTCTGGTGGTGGCTAATACAACAACTTCCCCCATCACCTGTGATGTGTACTTCACTCGCTCTGCGGTGGACTATTACTTGGTCAAGACGGCTACTGTCCCCGTGGGCGGTTCATTAGAGGTGATTCAAGGTAACCGGATTGTGCTGATTGCATCTGATGCTTTGAAGGTGGTATCAAGTGCAGCGTCATCCGCTGACGTAGTAGTCTCTGTCTTATTGGCGGCATAACATGGCTTTTATTGGCAACACTAACACCACACAGGCTTTCACCCCAGCCGTTGATTACTTCAGCGGTAACGGTAGTACGACCGCATTCACGCTGTCTCGCCCCGTTGCATCTGTGGCGCAGGTTGAGGCTGTAATTGACAACGTAGTTCAAAACCCATCTAGCGCATACACGGTCAGTAGCAACACCATCACGTTCACCTCTGCTCCATTGAGCGGAACAAATAACATTTATGTACGCTACACAAGCCCGATAACTCAGGTGATTGCACCGGGTCAGGGTACAGTTACTTCTTCGGCTTTTGCTTCTGGGGCAAGTGAGTTTGCGTCTGGTACGGTGTTGTTGTTTCAACAAACATCTGCCCCTACTGGCTGGACAAAAAGTACAACTCATAACGATAAAGCATTGCGTGTTGTAAGCGGTTCTGCATCTTCCGGTGGTTCGGTGGCATTTACTACAGCGTTTACGTCACAAGCAGTCTCTGGTTCTGTTGGTACTTCTGGTGCTACAACACTTTCTACTAGTCAAATCCCTTCACATACGCACAATTTAACTGCTCCAGTTGTATGGTCAACATACAGCGGCGGAAATCCACCAACTTTATTTTCTGGAACAACTTCAGCAGCTAACTCAGGAACTCCCGGATATTGGAATCAGCCAGATAACACTGGCGGCGGTGGCTCTCATACCCACCCGGGCGGTTCGTTCACTGGCACGGCTATTAACCTAGCAGTACAGTACGTTGATGTAATTATTGCAACAAAAGACTAATGAAAATAGCACCTAAAGCCAACTGCCCACTGCATAACTTTGAACCATGCAAAGAGTTGGAGTGCGCGTGGTTTACCCAGATTCGCGGGCACAATCCAAACACAGGCGCAGAAGTAGATGACTGGGGATGCGCTATATCTTGGATGCCAATACTGATGATTGAGAATAGCCAACAGCAACGTAGCACAGGAGCGGCTGTAGAGTCATTTAGAAACGAAATGGTCAAAGCAAACTTAATGTTGCTTGAAACCGAAACTACAAGGTTGATGAAATGAAGTTAACTATTATTGTGGATGACAACGCGGTATATAAAGATAGGGTGGCTTTTTTACCTGTAGATTTATCTGCCACGCCGTCTAACGTCCATGCTTTGCAGTTTGATACCACAACAGGCACAGGGCACGTTGAATTTAAAGACGGTTCAAATGAGACAATTACAACCTTGCCAGACTGGGCAGTAACAGCATCTACTAATTACGATACAGCCGTAGCAGCGCACAATGCAGCCGAAGCAGCTAAAGCTGCTGCGTTATCGGTAACTGGGAGTTAGTAATGCCTATTAGTACGATTGGACAAAACGGTCTACAACAGGCAAGGATTCTTACTGCTGTTCAACAGCCAGCGGGTGCTGTGTTGCAGGTGGTAAGTACTGTAAAAACAAATACTTTTTCTACTGCAACTACAGGTTCTTATGTTGACATAACTGGGCTTTCTGTTTCTATAACCCCTACATCGGTAACTAGCAAAATATTAATAATATTCCACGTAAGTGTTGGGCCTTTTGATATTTTATCTGTACAACTTGTTAGAAACTCAACAGCAATTTGTATAGGAGATTCTGGTAACGGGTTCCAAGCAACTTTAGGTGGGGTTCCTTCTCCTAGTAATGGGGATAAATCTTTTCCTATGGCTGGTAATTTTTTAGATTCCCCCGCAACAACTTCATCCACAACATATAAAGTGCAAATGAGAAATTACGCGGGAACAAGTTTTGTTAATCAAACTGTCAATGATACAAATGCCGCTTATACCGCCCGGTCTACAAGCGCAATTACAGTTATGGAGATTGCGGCATGAACCACAAAGCAATTTATGCGCTTTACCCAAATGTTGTCACTATTGATGACGGAACTGGTGCTTTTGATGCCCAAGGTAATCAAGTTGAAATTGACATGAATGCCGTTAACTCATGGGTTGACCCTGACACTTACAAAGAACAAAGAGCAAGAGCCTATCCATCCATAGCAGACCAACTAGACCTCATGTACCACGGTGGTTATGACGCATGGAAAGCCGCTATTGAAGCGGTGAAAACACAATTTCCGAAAGGCTAACCGTGGCATTTATTGGAAACCAACCCATCACAGCCGCCTTCCTGACTGACACATTCAGCGGGAACGGAAGCACTGTAGCTTTCACTATGACGGTCGCACCTGCGAATACGTCATCCATCATTGTTGCCGTTACTGGCGTACTGCAAGACCCCTCTACCTACTCTGTATCAGGCACAACTCTGACCTTCTCAGCCGCTCCACCAAGCGGTACAAGCAACATCAGCGTTAGATACCTTGGCATCCCAGCAAGCGGAGTAACAACTACAGCCTACAGAACCGTAACAAACTTTACAGCGACAGCGGGACAGACATCATTCAGTGTGCCTTCCTACACCGTTGGCTACATTGATGTTTACAGAAACGGGGTACGCCTTGTATCTACAGACTACACAGCCACTACGGGAACGACAGTAGTTTTAACCAACGCCTGTACGGTGGGTGACGCAGTAGTCACAGAGAGCTTCCTTGTCAGTTCGGTGTTGAATGCGATAGCGAATACAGCAGGGAGTGTGTCTTCGTCTAACCTAGCCGCCTTGTCTACCATCCCTAGCACTGCGGGAAATATAACTGTGCCAGCAGTAACTGGAACAATGATGGTTAGTGGCAATATGCCAGCGTTTAGTGCTTATCAAAGTGCATCTCAAACAATTAGTGGAGGCGTATATACAAAGATCACATTCACAACTGAGGAATTTGATACAAACAGTAATTACGATACGTCTACGTCACGTTTTACGCCGACTGTCGCTGGTTATTATCAGATTGATGCCGCTGTCTCATACCAAAACGCGACTGCTGGTGAATTGATGAAAGCGCAAATTTACAAAAACGGTACTTCTTTTAAGGTAGGTGCTTTGGCGGCGTCTACTTCAAGTCAAGGAGCTTGTTCGCCTGTTTCGACGCTAGTTTATATGAATGGGTCAACTGACTACGTGGAGGTTTACATTTATGCCTCTGGCCTTGGCGGAACAACGCCAACAAACGCCACAGCGAACACTACATACTTCCAAGCAGTAATGGTAAGGGCGGCATGATGACACTCTACGAAAAAATCAAAACTCTCTACCCACAACTTGAAGACAAAGACTTCATGGACACCATACGCTTACAAAACGACTCTGACGGCAAAGGCGATTACATAGCCAAGTGGGAACACCCAACATTGCCACGCCCTACTGAGGAGCAACTAGCATGACCCTAGCCGTCAACATAGCGCAAGGCGCATCAAACAACGTAACCTTCCGCAATAGAATCATAAACGGGGCCTGTGTCATCGATCAGAGAAACGCAGGGGCTAGTGTTACTCCTAACAATTCCTACACATTGGATAGATGGCAAGCCCAAAATTCACAAACCAGTAAATATACTGTTCAACAAAATGCTGGCTCTGTTACACCACCAACGGGTTTTAGTTATTATTTAGGGGTTACCTCTTCTTCTGCGTACACCGTTTTAACTGGTGATTATTTTATGCTTGTACAGTCGATAGAAGGTTACAACTTTTCTGATATGGCTTGGGGAACTTCATCTGCCGCTACAGTTACTTTGTCTTTTTGGGTTAGAAGTTCATTGACAGGAACATTTGGTGGATCGTTAAGAAATAGTGCATCCAGTCGTTCGTACCCGTTTAGTTACACAATTAGTGCTGCAAACACATGGGAACAAAAGTCAATAACAATTACTGGGGACACAACTGGTACATGGATAGGTGCAACCAACGGTATTGGTGTTAACGTATTTTTTGGTCTTGGTGTCGGTGCCACATTTAGTGGAACTGCTGGTTCTTGGTCAGCAAATAATTACGTGTCAGCCACAGGAGCAACATCAGTCGTAGGAACATCAGGCGCAACCTTCTACATCACAGGTGTGCAACTAGAAGCAGGGACAACAGCATCTCCATTTGAGTATCGTCAGTATGGTACGGAGTTGCAGTTATGTCAGAGGTATTATCAAATACTTCAAGGCAATCAAGCCGTCCTTGGCGCTGGCATGATGAACAGCACAACTGCTATTGAGGCTGTATATATGGGCGGCGTTCCGATGCGAGCCGCACCAACTGTTGCTTGTTCAAGTTCTGCATCAAACGCTTTGCAGATACGAGGAAATAACTCTACGTCAGATGTTACGGGAAGCACATTTTCTGCAAGTTGGATTGCTTCGCCACCACAAGCGGTGTCGTTCAGATTTAACGCAACGGCAAATGTAGCCTCTTTTGGTTCTGGTCAAGGTTGCGTTATTGCTACACAAACTGGCGCAATCACATTAAATGGGGAGTTATAAGATGTACCAAGCAATCTTAGACAGCATTACACGGCAACCAGTCTCTATAGTAAAACGTCTTTCCGACAACGCCTTCATCCCATTCGACCCAGACAACACAGACTACCAAGCCTATCTTCGCTGGCTTGAAGAAGGCAACACCCCATTGCCAGCAGAGGAGAACCAATAATGGCTTTAACGCAAGTTGACCAAGGTCTGCTGGGTAGCAATGCCCAGTACACAGGGTTTAAGAACAGAATTTATAACGGTCAGATGCAGATTGACCAGAGAAATGCGGGGGCTAGTGTTACGCCTACGAACGGGCAATATCTAGTTGACCGCTGGTTTGCTTTGGCTGGCGCTGCTTCAAAATTTTCCGCGCAGCAATCTAGTATTGCTCCGGCTGGATTTGCAAACTCTATCCTTCTTACTTCTTTGTCGGCATATTCGGTTGCGGCAACCGACAACTTTGGTCTTCGCCAAAATATAGAAGGCTTTAATACCGCAGACTTTAATTTTGGTACAGCAAACGCATCGGCTCTTTCTCTGTCTTTTTGGGTGTATTCAAGTCTGACAGGTACTTTTGGCGGCTCTGTTCAAAACGCTGCGGGGACTCGTTCCTACGTTTTTAGCTACTCAATTCCATCCGCAAATACTTGGACAAAAATCACTGTTCCCATTACGGGCGACACAGGCGGCACTTGGGTTGGCGCGTCTAACGCGGCTTCTTTTACGGTCAACATTCCAATCGGAAACGGCTCAACCTACAGCACATCCAGCACCAACTCTTGGTTGGCTGCGAATTATCAGAACGTCACAGGCGCAACAAGCGTAGTCGGCACAAACGGAGCAACCTTCTACATCACAGGCGTACAACTAGAAAAAGGCTCAACAGCAACGAGTTTTGATTACCGCCCTTATGGTACTGAGTTGGTACTTTGCCAAAGATATTGCCAAAAATCTTATAACTATGCAACCGTACCGGGTTCTAATGTAGCCGCTTCTGGCGATTTTCTTTTGTTTGGTGGATGGGGTACAGCAAATGCCGCAAAAGTATTTTATGCCGAGCACAAAGTCCCTCTAAGGCCGGGAACTCAAACATTATCTTTTTGGGACGCAGTAGGTAACGCCTCTAAAATTTCCACTTACGACACTGGATTTACAAGAACAGACAACGTAAATCCTAATGGCGGTAATGGCATAACTGAGAATAGACACTTTACTGCACCGGGTACAACTACTGTAAACGGATGGGCTTGGGCCTATTTAGTTACTTCGGAGTTATAAAAATGTACAAACTTCACACAAACATGATAGGCGAAACCATTGTAGAAAAGATAGGGTGCAATGTGTTTTTTAGAGTTCCAACACAACCCGACTCAAATGATGCCGCAGAGTATTTAGCATGGCTTGAGGCGGGAAATACGCCTTTGCCTGCGGACGAACCCACGGCATAATCCATCTAAAGGAAAACCACTATGTCAAGTACATACTCAACCAACCTACAGATTGAACTATTAGGAGCAGGAGACCAAGCGGGTAACTGGGGGTCAACAACCAACACCAACCTTGGCACTCTAGTTGAGCAGGCAATCTCTGGCTACACAACTCAGGCAGTTGCAACTGGAACGGACACGACTCTATCCATGACGCCCGGAGCGTCAGCCACCGCACGCAACATGTTTATTGAGTTGACTGGCACAGGCGGAGCAAGCACTAACCTTTTGGTGCCAGCCAATAAGAAACTGTACTTCATCTATAGCAACTCTACTGGCGCAGTCACGGTAAAGGTCAGTGGGCAAACAGGCGTATCGGTACCAGCCGCAGCAAAAATAGCCCTTGTGTGTAACGGCACAGACATTGTGACCGCCACTAACTATATGGCAGGCGCTACGTTTCCAAGCCCAACTTTGACGGGCACTCCTATCGCGCCGACTGCATCTGCGGGAACAAACACAACTCAAATTGCTACAACCGCGTTTGTGCAGGCTAACGTAACTTCCGCGCTTCAAGCCGCATACCCAGTTGGAACAATATACACCAGCACAGTTAGTACTAACCCTAATACTTTGTTTGGGTTTGGTACGTGGGTAGCATTTGGTGCTGGTCGAGTTTTACTTGGTGATGGCGGTGGATATTCCGCAGGGGCAACAGGTGGTTCTGCTGATGCAATCGTAGTAAGCCACACCCACACTGCTTCAACAAGCATAACCGATCCCGGTCACACCCATACAACAACTTGGAACAACATTAACGACTTCAATCAGGGAAGTAATTCTCCCGGCGCTGAAGCATCTCCAGACGATACGCAGGGCACGTTTAATATTACGTCTAACTCGTCAACCACGGGTATCTCTGCGTCAACGTCCATATCTACTACAGGCTCAAGCGGTACGGGGGCTAACCTCCAGCCGTACATCGTGGTCTATATGTGGAATCGCACTGCCTAAGATGTGGACCCGTTCACTCTCCTCATGGCGGCACAGACCGCTGTTGGCTTTATCAAGCAGGGATGCGACTTTCTGCACCAAGGCCGACTTGAACTCGAGGGAGCCAAGAAAACCGTTGAAGGCGTCATCGGCGACGTTAAGGCCATTAAGGGCATCTTTGATTGGTTTGTTGGACTGTTTCGCAAACAGCCTGTTAAGTCAGACGCGCCAAAGCCTGTGGCGA